GCTGTATCGCCACGTGTATCTGGCTTGCCGGGGTGCAGCATGAGCGCCTTCACTCTCCCCAAGTTCAACCACGGCGGCGTCCTGCTGAACGTGTCGGGCCTGCGCGACGAGGACGAAACCACCATCGAGCGCATCACTGCTGCCGACAGCGCGATTGACCTGTTCGACATTTTCCCTTTCAGCGAGATCGAGCTGATGAGTGGCCGCGTGGATGCTGAGCTGGATCGGCAAGCGGCACGGGAGCGGTATAGCCGCCAGATGGACAACGCGCTGCAACTGATGATGGCCTGATTACCAGTGCGCGGCGCACTCTGATCCGCCGCTTGCCCTGATCTCGGGTCAGCAAATTGAGGGAGTGGGAACTCTAATGCCCTGGCAGCCTGGAACAGACAGGCACCACAGAGCAAGGGACGCACGTAAGCGTCGTGCATCGAGGTAGTCCGTTTAAAGGTGGTGATGTCGCGCAGGCGATCCCCTCCCACTTGGCCGAAGCCTTGATTAATCCTGACCTGTAGGGATAGCTGGAGTAGCGCCCAGCCCCTTGCTCTGTGGTGAATTGCCTAATCCGCGCATGCAACGACGCGCAATAGAAGCCGAGGATGGATTCCGGCCGCCACACGCCAGCATGAGGCGCACATGCCCAAGCCGGACTTGGTTAAAGCCGGAATACCCAATAACGATAGGAGAGCAGTGATGACGACAGCAGCGCATACGCCCGGACCGTGGCAAGTCTCAAACCTCGGAATTTGGGCCACTAGCCCATGGAACGCCCAGGTTTGCATCGCTTCCGTCAATCGATTCAGCCCGATGAATGGGATTGATTGCGAGGCCAACGCCCATTTGATCGCAGCGTCGCCGGTACTGCTAGGTGCGCTCAACAGGATTCTGGATGCGCCTAAAAACACTATGAGCGATGGCAAGGCGTTGAGGGAGATTGTGACGATTGCCCGCGCCGCCATCGCCAAAGCCACCGGGAGCGCAGCATGATCCCCCTCTGGAAATTCGACCTCGACCCGCCCAGCCTGTTCATCTGCGCATGCGCTGCTATATCCCTGATCGGTCTGGTGATCTTTGCATGATCCGCGATCTAGCCCAGCGCCTGGCAGTAGCCCTGGTCTTCTTGTTTGTTCTGCTGACGCTGATGGCAGAGGCGGATAGCCGGGATGAAGCGCAGTACACCACTTTGGAGCAAAAATGAGTAACGCACTGACACTGATTACTGGCGAAATTAATGCCATCAAAGACGACTTCATGACACTGCTCTCGGATCGTACGATCAAGTTTGAGCAGGAAGCCGGTTTTGCGGTCCAGATCCTGGGCGCCAACGACTTCGCTCTGAGTGTGGCCACCAGCAACCGCGCTTCGGTCGTCAACGCGGTCAAGAACATTGCGGCCATTGGCATCAGCTTGAACCCAGCGAAGAAGCAAGCTTACTTGGTGCCCCGTCGCGTCGGTCAGCAGCAGGCTATTTGCCTTGACATCAGCTACATGGGCCTAATGGACTTGGCAATGGCTACAGGGTCGATCAAATGGGCGCAGGCCGAGTTGGTGCGCGAGAACGATGGATTCAGCCGGGGAAGCTTCGACAAGGCGCCACAGCACCAATTCAACCCGTTCAGCAAGGACCGCGGCGAGATCATCGGCGTGTACGTGGTCGTGAAAACCGCCGACGGCGATTACCTGACCCATACCATGGAGATCGGCGAGGTCTACGACATCCGTGACCGCTCTGAAGCGTGGAAGGCCTATGTCGCCAAAAAGACTAAGTCCTGCCCATGGGTGACCGATGCCGGCGAAATGATCAAAAAGACCTGCGTCAAGCAGGCGTACAAGTACTGGCCGAAGACCGAGCGCCTGGAGACGGCAATTCACCACTTGAACACCGACGGCGGCGAAGGCCTGGGCGACATCAATGAGCGGCCCGCTAACTTGATCGATGTGGCGCCGTACATCGCCACCGCTCTGCGGACGACCACGGACGCCGAGGCGCTGGCTTACTGGCGCGAGAACAACGCGGCCCTGGTGTCACAGCCGGGCGACCACAAACGCCTCAAGGATGCCATCGCTGGCCACCGTGCCAAGCTGGCGGAGGACTTGCGCACAGTTGAAATGGCGCCGGCTGTACCCATGACGGACGCAGAGGCAGAGGCCGCTGATCTCGCCCGCACGGAGGCCGCATGAAATTCATCGAAGCACTCCAAGGCAGCCCGGAATGGCATGCTTCGCGCTGTGGCCGCATTACGGCTTCGCGGTTCGCGGATGCCATAAGCACTGTCGGCGGGCTGAATGATCAGCAGCAGCAGTATGTCGATGCCGTGCTGACTGGCATGCCGATCAAAGAGGCAATGCAACTTGCGGCCTACAAGGCGGCGCCCACCTCCGAGGCAATCAAGCGCGCCTTGGCTGGCGAGCGCATCGAGCAGCCAAGTGACATCGCCAAGCGCTATGCGGCTGATCTGGCAATCGAGCGAATCAGCGGGAAGCCGCACGGCGAGCCGCCGAAAGCATGGGTGCTGGAGCGCGGACACGAAATGGAAGCTGCCGCACGGCGCTTGTATGAGGCGCGCACGGGCGCATTCGTGACCGAGGCGGGCATCTGCGTCACCGACGACGGGGTGTTCGGTTATAGCACCGACGGACTGGTGGACGATGACGGCCTGATTGAGATCAAAGCGCCTATCGACAGCATGAAGATTCTGGCTATGTGGCAGACGCAGGACGTGAACGAATATCTGCATCAGATGATGGGCGGCAAATGGATCACCGGCCGGAAGTGGTGCGATTTCATCCAGTACGTGCCCGAATTGGCTCCTGTCGGAAAGGACTTGTTCATCAAACGTATCTGGCGCGACGACGCATTTATTGAGCCGATGGTTGCGCGTCTGGCAGAGTTCGACCAGCTCGTGCAGGTCTACGAGCAGCAGTTTCGGGCGGCCGCATGACTGCCATCGTCCTTGCCAAAGCAGCGGGTGGCGCCTTGATCCCGCTCGACCAGCAGGCTATCGACTTCCTGGCGAAGCTGAAACTAGGCGCCGGCGTGACTGTGGAAATCAAGCGGCACAGAAACCCGGCTTTTCACCGGAAATACTTTGCGCTTCTGAATCTGGCGTTTGAGGCCTGGGAGCCGACCGTCGCGACCTACCGCGGCGAGACTGTCGGCAAGAACTTCGACCAATTTAGGAACGACATCACCGTGTTGGCCGGCCACTACGAAATGGCCGTCAACCTGCGCGGCGAGACGCGGCTTACTGCAAAGTCGATCAGCTTTGCGAGCATGAGCGCCGAGGCGTTTGAATCGCTTTACTCGGCCACGATCAACGTGATCCTTACCAAGATCATGACCAACTACACCCGCGACGACCTCGACAACGTGATCGACCAGTTGCTGAGCTTTACCTAACCGGAGTCCCTCATGTGCGAATTACAAAAAGAAGCAATGTCCCGCAACGATGAAATGCCTGAGCGCCGCGTAACTGATCGCCGCGAGACTGGCGCCCAATTTGCCGCAGACTCGCACTTGCGCACTGTACATGCACAGCAAGCCATCATCGCGGCCAAGCAAGGCGAAATCGCTGCCCTGACAGACGAGGTCGAGCATCTTGCGGCGAAGGTTGCCAGCGCTCAGGCAGTACCGGTAGCGGGGAGCGTGCTGACCGATGCAGAGATTACAGAAGTTGCGCGCATGGCGCACGCCGAAGGCCATTTAAGCTGGTTCGGCTTTGATAAAGACGATGATGGCAAGTACACTATTCCGGCTCTCCGCAAATGCGACTTTGAGCTGGTACGCGCTGTACTTAACAGCATTGCAAGCACGCATCCGGTAGGCGAGGATTTCCTTAGTGCGCTTAATGAAACTTTCCCAATGCCCGACAGCTCCCACGCTTCGGTTGTACAGCACGCCATGGATAATCGTGCTGCATTTCAGAAGGGATGGGGGCAATGTCTGAAATCCGTGCCACAACGCGCCACTCCTACCAGCGCTCCTAGCGTGCACGTTGGTGATAGCCGTTTTGAACGCTGGTTCGCCGAAAAGCAAATGGCCGGGGTTGGCACCAAACAGTTGTGCCGGGATGCCTATGCAGCCGGAATTGGCGACCCGCTCGCCGCGCCCCAGCCGGTCGCTGCTGCACAGGCAGTGCCGGGAGAGCGCTACAGAGCGCTCAACGAGGCATGGCAAATCTGCATCGAGCAGGCAAACCGGGCGCGTAGCTCGTCTGGCTCCGCTCGTGCAATGGCCTGCGCTGACGCAATTCATAAACTCGCCGCCTCCCCATCTCCAGCAGCACCAAAAGATGCACAAGGGGCGGTGCCGGTCAGATGGCAGATGGTTCCGAAGGAGCCAACGTGGGAAATGACCCGTCCAGCTTTTTCGTTCAGTCTGTATGAAGTCGAGTGCGAGTGCGGACAAAAGCATCAAGGCGGTCTTTCGCACAACAAGGCAGCATGGCTTTACCGTGAAATGCTTCTTGCCGCACCGCAGCCAACCGACACCACCAAGGGGGCGTGATGGCCAGCTATCCCGTACCAACAAAGACTGTTGAAGCGGCTATGAACGCAAAGAGCACTCTCAACATTTTCGCAGGTATCGAAGCGCTTTTGGAAGGCGGCGTGATATCCGGCGAAAACGCGGCCGCCCGCAAGATAATTTTCATCTGCAAAACAGAAGCTCAACGGCAATTACGATTGATGGACAAAGCGGTAGGTCAAATAAACAAGGACGTACCATGAACACCACCACCCCAGGCGCTGACGAGCGCGCCGCAAGCATCGACACGCCAGAGTTTCGCATCGTTTTAGGCGCGCTTCTCAACGCGGTTGAATACGCTGAGCGGAACAAAGACAACGCACTTTCCGCGTCTGCACGCGAAAAACTAATCGCCCACATCAACGCATGGGGCGCCCGCATCGCTGCTGGTGCGCCAGCCAAGACGCCGAAACTCATTTATCACGTATATGACTGCACCGAAGGCCGACACGACAGCGTGGAAAGTAGCCACGCATCGGTAGAGGAAGCCGAAGCGGAGCGTTTGGTAATTGCCGAAAGATACAAGGACCGAGAATATTCGATCACGAAAACTGGGTACAGCGGAGAGGTTCGCCTTCCTGCGGATTGGGCGCGCCTTCAGTGGGAGCGGCAACAAGCACTGCTGGATGAGAAGCGGAATAAGGCAACAGCATTCAGTTGCGATATCCGTTGCATTCCCGGTGTGGTCGAGGGCTGCGATAAGTGGTGCGGCGACGAGAGCAAATGTCTCGCTGTTTTTGCGCAACCTACCACCCAAAGTGCTGCCGCCCCGGCGGGCACCGATGCAGCGAACTAAGGAGAGAAATCATGACTGATGCCCGAAACCCAAAAGCTACAGGCGAGCCGACACACTATTCAGAAGCTACTCCAACCAACGATGCATTGCTACTGCTTGGAAAAGCCGTGATCGACCTGCGCAACAACTGCAAGGATGAATTTTTAGTTCGCCAAGTTACGCGCTGGATCGAAGGTGGAATGAAGATCATCAGAGAAATCGCTGCTGGTGCGCCAGCCGAGACGCCGAAGCCAGAAATTATCAGTACAGTCTACGATTGCAATTGTGGAGTGGTGTTCCGTGAACCTGGAGGATGCAGAAAGTGCGGCGCAGTTTTTGATCGTATCGCCGCCCAAGCTGCGCCAGTACAGCCTGCCACTGGGGCGGATGGGCAGGATGCGAAGGACGCGGAACGGTATCGCTGGCTGCTGGCAAATTACGCAATTGGCGACGGCTACAAGCACATCGATGACGCCCTCAATTACGGCGAGCCTGAAAAGTTGACTGCGGCCATCGATGCCGAAATCGACACCGCCATGCTCGCCCCTGCTAATTCGGAGAAGCCACTGTGAGCAAAATTGAATTGCGGTGCGAGACGGCAGAGTGCGTCAGCAGTATTGCCAAGTATGGCGAACATTACCACGGCGTTCACAGCGTTGAGACGCCGCCCGCCCATGTGCCAGATGCAACAGCAATTTGCGAGCGGTGCGGCGGCTACCACAACGGAAAAGTGTGGTGCCATGTGTGCAAGGTTTGCAGAAAGAATGTCGAGGCCGGTCAACTGCACGGATTTTTTGTGCGGCATCGTTGCGCTGCATGCGATGAAAATGTCATAGCGCAAGAGACAGCAGCAGGACAAATATGCCGCCGCTGTAACACCGTAATTTCTTATTGCTGCTGCTAAATCGAAAGGACAGCCATGAATCACCACCTCGATCCGAAAGCCATAAGGCGAGCCTTCGATCAGTTCCACAAGCGCTTCCGCCACCTCGACCGCAACGACGCACGCATTGCATTTGAAGCTGGAATTGATGCCGCCTGTCGCGCACCAGCGCCTACCAGCGAACCAGGGGCGCGGGATGCGTGGGTAAGCACGAAGGAAGGGCTGCCACTGCCGGAAAGCTATGCTCGCATCCTATATGAGGGCTGGAAAGCGCAGAGCGGCATCGAATTGGCCTTTGATGCGTTCGTTAGCAAGTACGGATATTTCCTGTCGCTGGATTCGATCGGTGCCTTATGGGGGCATTACAAGGGTGGCCCGGCTATTCGCGCCGCTCTCGCCACCCCAGCATCGCCAGCAGTGCCGCAAAAGATAGCTGATTGCTATTCCGATCTGCTTCGTATTCAGCGCGCCGAAGCTGAAACGGGCGATGCATATATGATAGGTCTGTACAACGGCATGTCAATGATGTGCGCAAATATCGATGGAGATATGGGATGGTCGCCTATGACCGTGCCATCGCCTGCCCCGGTGGCGCCGAGCGGGTGTAAGTGGCTGCCGATCGAGACAGCACCGATGGATGGCACAAGCATCATGCTTTATTCACCAGCAAGAACATACGAAGGTAAGCCAGTTCCTCCACGAGTAACGCAAGGCGCATTTACTGAATGGGAAGATACGGTCAGTGAATATCACCAAACAACTGGGGAGTATTTGGGGCAGTCTGTCCAAGATGGCGGAGCGTCTTGGGTAAGCTGGGATGGTGGTTTTCTCGAAGAATTGCCACCGACGCATTGGATGCCACTGCCACCAGCTCCCGCCGCCTCGCCCCTGGTCGATGAGGCAAAGCAGATCGTGGCGGGGGAGGTGGAGGCGAAGCCGATGATGGAATTGACAGAGGATGGCTGGGACTTCTTGGACGAGATTGATCCCGATTGGCTTATGACCCTGCCGCGTGGCACAACACTTTACCTGCTGCCTGATCGGGCGGCACAGGGAGCGGCGGAATGAGCCGCAACAAGCGTGAAGGCCACTATGTCGGAAAGTGGCTCCGACGCAATCGGCGCAGCAAGTTTGGCAAGGTTGGCGAGCAGGTCAACCCCGGCGCCAAGGCAGCGGCAGACTTCAAATACACGCGCCGGCAGCGGCGCTATCTCGAAATTGAATACGAACAGGAGCAATCATGCTAACCCCCGAACAAGAAAGACTGCGAGAGGCGGCGAAGGCGGCAACGCCCGGGCCGTGGGCCGCCCAAGCCAACTGGGATAGATGCGCGTCAGGCGCGGTAATCACTTCAGCTAGCGGCGAAATCATCGCCGACGATGGCTCGGCTGCGGGAGAGTACTCGCAGGAGCTTAATGGTGTCAATGCGACCTACATCGCTGCCGCTAACCCCGCCGCCATTCTCGACCTTCTGGCACTGGTGGAGAAGCTGCAAGGCGAGGTGAAGCCATGAGCGACCGTGAATTGCTTGAGTTGGCGGCGAAGGCGGCAGGCATGGACTACACAGAAGCAAACTTTGCGGCGCCTGGTGAATTTGAGAGCGGCTGGGGGATGGTTGAAAACATAGGCGCCTACTGGAACCCGCTGACCGATGATGGGGATGCGTTGCGGCTGGCGGTAAAGCTGGAAATCGACATCATGTACCGAGTCGTCGGCGGAAAGCGTATAGAAGTGTTGCCACCTGGTGGCCCTATGGTGCGACTGCCTTATGAAGGACCAGCAGAAGAGCCAACGCGGCGCGCTATCGTTATGGCCGCTGCTGAGGTAGCGAGGAAAAAGCGATGAGCCACAACGACATCACAGGCGACAAGATCGCCACGAAGGCGCCTACGAAGGCTTACCGCGATGGCTGGGATGCGATATTCCGGCCGGCGTGTACCAGGTGCGGCGGGGCGCACTTGCTCAGTCAGTGCAACTGGCCGCTGGTGGATGAGGAAAGGAAGCAGGAAAATGGATCAAATTAAGCCACGTTTTATCACGCTCCAAGAATGGGCAGTTACTCAATTCTCACGAGTGCCGCACAACAATACTCTGCTCAAATGGGTGCACGATGGCCGCATTCATCCGCAGCCAAAGAAGATTGGTCGGTCCTGGCGCGTTCGCCCAAATGCTGAGTACATGAGCGACTAATGGGACGTAAGCGTAATGCTGCGTCGAAGGGGTTCCCGCCGAATTTGTACCTCAATTCGGCAGGTTACTTTTACTATCGCAATCCAAACACCAAAGCTTTCAAGGGGCTTGGCCGCGACCGGGCTAAGGCAATGGCGGAGGCCCGCGCGGCAAACGCAGTCCTGGCAACGCAAAAGCCTTCCTCGCTGGCAGACTGGGTTGCCGGGCGCACGGATTACACGCTCGCCGAGTGGATCCCGCTATATCGTGATCTATGGGAGACCAAAGAACCTCGCGCCGACAACACGCTGCGCGGCTGCAAAATGTACCTTGCAAAGCTTCTTGCATGGGATGGCTCCGCTACAAAGCTGCGAGACATCAGCACCGCTCAAATGGCGCAGTTGCTGGAGGCAGTGAAGCGCGACAGCGGCGCCCCGTCTGCGCTGGCCTTGCGCGCTCGCGCAAGTGACGTTTTTAGAATGGCGATTACGCAGGGTCTGATCGAAGAGGGCAAGAACCCAGTCGTATCAACCTATGCGCCCGACCGCACGGTGAAGCGCGAACGACTGACACTGGAACAGTTTCAGTTAATCCGGCAGCACGCCCAACCGTGGCTACAGACGGCAATGGACTTGGCCGTGATGACGGCACAGCGTCGGGAGGACATCGGTTCAATGAAGTTTGCAGATGCGCGTGATGGATTTTTGTTCGTGGCACAGGGTAAATCACAAGGCCAGATCAAGCTACAGATCGACACAAGCATCCGCCTCGAAGCTATGGGGATGTCGATTGCTGATGCAATCAATGCCTGCCGCGATAAGGTAGTGAGCCGGTACATCGTGCACCATAGCCTACACCAGGGGCGCGCTAAGCCTGGGGACCGCATTGCAGCCAATGGACTAACAGACGCGTTCAAAGCGGCACGCGATGCAGCTGGCGTTGGCGCGCGCGATGGGAAGACGCCGCCAAGCTTTCACGAACTGCGCAGTTTGGCGCAGCGCCTGTATCGGAACGAATACGGAGCAGAGTTCGCGCAAGCGATGCTCGGGCACAAAAATGCGTCCATGACAGCGGTCTATAACGACCTTCGCGGGACTGATTTCCAGCTCATACAACGGAAATGATTTTTAGTAGTTTATTAAACGATTTTAGTAAACTTCTTGCGATATCCTACAGCCTGTAAGGGCGCTTTTGCATGCGGAAGTTTGCAGTGGAAAGCATGGTGATAAGTCGTTTTTCTGAATGAAATCATGGTGTTAATGTTCGTTTTTGCATTATACAGGAACACACAAAGCCACACTTTCAACCATTAAAAAACAATGACTTACAGAGCAGTTTTAAACGATTCTGACTTCACTTCCACGATTTCCGCCAACTGCTCCAACAGTCGCAAATACTCCGTCTCGATGCGCTGCCAGTACGCCACTTGCTCAGCGCTCACCATCTGCAAGGGCGTGGCATCGTCGCTGTTCCGCTGGTGCGTGCTGAGTATGTGGAAGTCCATGGCTATTTGTCGGATGCAGGACCGTAAAGCCCCGACTCCTTGACCCATGCCTGCAAAGCCCGGAGACGTTCGGCCAGCGCATCAGCCTCCTGGCTCAGTTCGAGAAGGCGTCTTTCAGTTTCGTCAGGAAGTGCGACGGTGGCGGCGGCGGGATCATCAGATCGGCCGGCGCCTGCGGTAGTGGATGTTCCATGGTCTTGACTGGCACAGATGGCCCTGGGGATGCGCAGCCCGCCAGCAGCGCGAATGGCAGCGCGAGCAGCATCGTACTGCGCTTGAAGATCGGAAATAGCTT